TTGCGAGTGCGCGAACATAGTCCATATCGGACTTTGCGGTTTCGGTGACAATGAAGTCAGAAGCAGCTGCGGCGGCCTTGGCCTCGCGCTCCTCAGCCTTGCGAATTGTCTCGATAGCAGCGGCGCGAGCGTCTAGGTCTGCGTTGATTCTGTCGAACTTGTCGTTCTCCTCAGCAGTTAGATCACGCTTCTCGGCAGCAGCGGTGTCAAGAAGTGCCTTTGCTTCTTCCCAAGCCTTTGCGCGAGCCTCTGCCTGTGCCTTAATAAAGGACTGTGACATAAGGGTTTCTCCTAATAGTTATTTGGACATCAGCCGCGCTTACGCAGAACTGAAAACAGGCGGTGCTTACACTCAGCCATAGTTTTATTCTACATCACTAGGTATAGGGAAACCCCGTAGGTAGAAAGGAAAAGACCCTACGGGGCGGAACTCGCTAATAGGAACAAACGCTGAAGGGGGTTAGCGTGTTTCTGTTACCTGAGTAATGCGAGTTTCCCTTGTGGCAGCACTCGCCGATTGGCTGCCGTTGCTTTCGCCGTCAGCTTTGACTGCGAAGTTTGGGTTGTGCAGTTTGAAAATTGCATCTGCCCACTTGTCTGCTAGTGAGTAAATCTCTCCGACAGTTGGGTCTCCTGCAACTGCAAGAATTGTTTTTTTGATTTCGTCCTTGGTAGCCATTAGTTCTTCTTTAGTAGTAGGTCTAGTTGCTTGCGCTTTAGTTCAAGTAGCGAGGTTTGTTCTTCTGTTTCTTCTGTTGCCTGTGTCGGGCTTAGCGAGTTCACGACAGTCTTGATTAGCTCTGCCTGCGAGTCGGTTAGGTCTGCGCCTTCTTCTAGCTTTAGAACGGCATCTGCCAGCTCGTCAGCGTCAACATTGGCGCGAGTGGCTGCCTTGTCTAGTGAGCGAACCATCGCCTCTGTCTGGCTGTAAGCTGGGAAGCTGACTATACTCGTCTCAAACAATCTTACGGACTTTAAAGTTCTTTGAGTCATCTCGTTATTCCAAGAGTCTTTCTGCACCGAGAAGCCAAAGCTCATCTTGTTTAGGTCTCCGCGTCTTAGTAGTTCTGCCATATCGCGACCATCGGTTGTATTGGGCAGGGAAGCCTCAACCCTTAGACCAATCTCATCCTCGTATAGCTTCATCGTGCCTGAGCGTGAGCTGGCTAGGACTCTGCCTGTGTCATGATTCACCAACAGCTTGACATCGTTGCGTGAGCGGAGTGACTTTCTAAACGCACCCGGCTCGATTGTCTCAACGAATCCACCCAAGTCTTCCGATGGGCTGTTGAACTTTGCGGCATAGCCAACAAAGGTCATTCCATCGCCTTCTTCTCGCAGTTCAAAGTCGGCCTCGAAGTTTCTAGTTTCGTGCTTCATCTTTCCTCGTTCTTCTTCGGCTTCTAGTCTAGCGACAACACCTTCTGCGTAAGCCTGAGCGCGTAGTGCTGATCTGCGATTAGTTCCGCCACCCCAAAGAGCCATCGCGACAACTCCTGCTGATGGGTAATTGTCTGAGGTTGGGTCGGCATCAGGTGAATCTAAATCTCCTAAGTGGCGAGCAATCCAAGCCTGAATGCGAACCCACTTATCAGCGGATACTCGACCTGCTGCCATCTCTCTTGCTTCGCGGATAGTGCGGTCAACTAAGCCGTCACCACCTAAGCCTTCTGAATACCATTCCAAACCTCTGCGAGCAGAAGCTCTCATATAGGCAGGTGGGGTTAGGTCTACTTGTCTTTCTTCCCTGTCCTCTAGCGAGTCAATCTTTGTCAGCGTTGAGAACTTATGTCCAACTAATACTTCGGTTGGCTCCCATCCTTCTGAGCCTTCGCGCCAAATCCTAATAAGAGCAGCAGGATCGTCAGAAGTTGCGGTTATAGAAAAGTCTGAGTCAGGTATTCCTAAAGTTCCCTCTCGCATAATGTGTTCAATTTGACCACGCGCTCTGCCTCCAGATGAGTTCCAAGAAACAAAATCGCCTTCTTCTAAAGCGTCTGGGGCAGCTCTAAGGCTTCTCTCGCCCTCGAAGGTTGAGCCCTCTGAAAGCGCAATAGCTATGGCTTGGTCAATAGCTTCCTGCTTGGTATTGTGGCAACCGATAACTTCGCCGTCTTCCTTTTCGACAGCCCAATTTGTGCATTCAGGGTTATTGTTTGAAATGTAATAAGGCATTATCCAAGTCTCGCTTCTACAACAATCGTTCCGCCGAGTGCTACGGCTGTTCCGTTGATCGTGATGCCTGCGGCGTTGACATCTATTGCAACTGTTTGTGTTTCTGCTGAATAAGTAAGCGGTGAGGTAGCTGTTACAACCCCAGTAGGTCCTGTCGGTCCTTGCGGTCCAGTCGCGCCTTGAGGTCCTGTTGCGCCAGTATCGCCCTGTATTCCTTGTGGGCCTTGTGCGCCTGTCGGGCCAGTAGCACCGGTAGGGCCAGTAGCACCAGTCGGACCAGTATCGCCTGTGTCTCCTTTGTCACCTTTTACTCCTTGAATACCTTGCGGTCCGGTTGGACCTGTTGCGCCAGTTGCACCTGTGTTTCCTGTATCTCCTTTTGCACCCTGCGGCCCAGTTGCGCCCTGTGGTCCAGTTGCGCCCTGTGGTCCAGTAGGGCCGACCTCGCCCTGTATTCCCTGAATACCCTGTGCGCCTTGAGGTCCGGTCTCTCCTGTTGGCCCTTGCGCTCCGGTCTCACCCTGAATACCTTGAATACCTTGCGTTCCCTGAACTCCGCGTGGGATGACAAGGTTCAAGGTTTGATTGGGTGCGCTACCCGTAATTGTGGCTGAGGCATTGCCTCCGGGTGCGCTTGCGGTTACTGATCCGACTGTCAGGGTGTTGGCAGGTCCTAGCTCGCCTTGAATACCCTGTGGGCCTTGCGGTCCTGAGTTAGCTAAGGTTAGGACAGTTTCGGTTTCGATAACAGAAACATCTACGCTGTTTTCTACGACTGTCAGCGTTGTGTTTGTCTCAACTACCTCAATGACCGACCTTGACATTTAGCGAGTGACCTCAGCTTGAACATCGAAGTTTCCTTGAATAAGTCTTGTCACAGCCGAGCCTGAGTTGAGCTCTAGGTCATAGACATACTGACCTGCTACAACTGCACCCATTGTGTTAGCTGCGATGTTTAGTGCGATTGTGCCAGCGGTGCCGCCGAGAGTAATTCCTGAGCCGTTAGTCAAAGATAGGACTGCGGTGCCTGCGTCAGCCGATTCCCTTACCTGCATAGCTGCGGTGTAGTTGGTGAGGTTGACTGCTGTTCCACCGATTGACCAAGTGAGGTTTAGGTCGTAAGTTGCGCCCTGATAGGCGGTGATGTTGTATCTGCCGGGGGTGAACATTACAGCCTCGTAATCAAAACTCGAAGGTCACGCGAAGCACCATCGGCAATCGCCCAAACTGTGTCCCCTGCCGCGACATTGAATTGAATTGTCTCGGTGTGTGGCAGGTGCAATCCGGTAGTCGTGGTAACGCCGGGGCCGTTGATAAAGATATCGTGATTGTTTGCGTGTTCGTGATTGTGCAGAATTACCTGCTGGATGCGGTCAGAGGCAGGCACAACTAAAGCAGCTACTGTGCCAACTAGGTATCTTTGTGCGTTTGCCATTAGTTCTCCTCATAAACAGAAGCAGGGTCAGTTGGATTTATCTGAGCGACCTGTTGCAGCTGAGTGCTTGGGACTCCAGAGTGCTGAATAGAGGGCAGGTCAAGAGCAGACAAAACTTCGGCAGGTGAGAAGCCAACCTGAACCAACTTGGCAGCCATAGTCACGCGCTTGTCGGTTGCGACTAGATCAGCCGCGTCAATATTGACATTCGATAGCGGAACGCGCAGAACATCTCCGCCGTCAATCTTTGATAGACCCTCTGCGACACGAGCGTCATTTGAGGTTAGGATTCCTGCCTGAATACCCTGCGAGTAGGCAGAGAAGCGTGACTGAACATCGCCTCTTAGCAGTGAGTTCATATTGAACTCGACAAAAGCTCCGCCTCCGTTCGGGTAAATCTGAAGCAGGCTCGACAAACTGTTTTCAATGATTGCGACATAGGGTCTGAGAGTGTGAGTCACGAACTCGATTTGAGTTGCTTCGACTGAGGAATAAGTGTTAGTTCCGGGCAGGTTCATCATATGGCTTGGAATGTTCCAGATACGGCATAGGTCTTCGATAAACATTCTGCGAGAGTCGAGAAGCTGTGACTCCTCTGGGTTGACCCCTATGTCCTTGATGTCAAGAC